GCAAGCTCCGCAATCGTTGCATTCGACATTCTGTCCCCATCGAGCCATGTCAGTTACAGACGCTATCCCGCCGCAGAACGGGCAGTTAAGAAGCTCAGCCTTCATGCGATTCTCCGATGGCTAGATCAGCGCGGATGTACTTGACCTCGCAAGCAAGCACGGAATCCTCGCACCACGATATGCCGTCATGGTCCCGTGGGAATTCTTTTTCCGAGTGCCAAGCTTCATCGGACACTTGCAAATAAATGGCATCTGGCGCAGTGCGAACAAGGTCACTCAGCAGCTTGCACTCACCACCCTCAGCCCGGCGAGCGTTGGCCGGTAACTTGAATCGCCCACGAGCGAAGCCTTTTGCATCGCATCCATCGTCCAGCACGGCATCGTATGTTTCGGCGTGCCAAGCAGTGATCGTCGCGGGGAATTCTGTTCCGTTGCTTGATTGCCAAATGACGCGAGTGCCATTCGGAAGAAATCTACCCCCCTGAGCGTCCTGCGTGGCTGGGATCGGTGGTTTTGGTTGTTTCTCATCGCGAGCGCATATCGTGCAAATGGATGGTCCGCCGCACCTTACCATTAGCCCATCAGGCCGTTTCCACACATGACCATGACCCGTGTTCGTTCCCCAATCGGTTGCTCGGTCATCCGCATTCTCCACCTGCGAGAGAAGTTCGGCGTATTTCCTCAAACGCTTTGCTATTTCGTCGGACAATCCAGAATGCGACATGGACGTGCAGCAAGGAATATCCATTATCTCCGCCAATTCCTCGTTACTAATCCCACTGTGATCTTTCGCACCCACACTTGGCCCGCTCATACCGAACCCTCGGCAGGCGATGGGGCGGCTTTGATGGCGTAGCGTAATTTGACGTTGGCAAGCTGCGCCTGCGAAGCATAAGGGCCTATTTTCAGTTGGTACTTTGCGTACAACTCCGCGAGCACATCGCTTGCGAATTTGGCTGCGTCGATCAGTTCAACCACCACACCCTGCGGCGCGACAACCGGCGAGGGTTTGAATGCCTTAATTGCATCCCGCAAGTGGCCGTTTGTGTATCCGCCAGCTTCGCTAATGTATGCGTGAATGAAATCCGCAAGCGCATCAGCATAATCCACCGGCTCAGCCTTCGCCTGCTCGGCGAGTAACGTTGTGATTCGATAACGCATCTTCGTGAATAGCTGCATTGCCGAAACCGTTCCTTGCGCTACGTCAAACTCAAGCGCATCTAGCTGAGCACGCACTTCATCAACAGTAGGATTACCCATGGTCGTTTCCTTTTGCTAGGGCGGCTTGCAGTGATTCGATTATTTCCGTGCGGATCATGCTTGGGAAATCTGTGGTTCCATCAACCGCAAAACAGCCGATGGGGCCAAAAATACATAGAGCTTTAACGCCTGCGTTTTCTCTAACCTCAATGTTCCAACCAGCCGGAAGTTTCTGCCTAGCATCCACCGCATCCCCAGTCCCAAGGCTGGAAGTTTTTGCTTGCCAGCCTTGCCATAGCCGTTGAGTGTTTATGTACTCGTAGTGGTTAGCCGCTCCGGCTGAGTCTTCGGCATGGTCAATATAAAAACCTTCGCTCAAAGCCCACTTCTCAAAAGCGGCCCGATCAATCTCGGCATCCGAATAGTTCATTTCTCACTCCCATCAGCCGGAAGGGTTGGGGTTACCTTGTCTAAATACTTGAGGATCGCCAGACGTAAAGAGGTCTTGCAGTGGTTGAAAAGTAACGCCGACTTTTCCGGGCAGTTTTCGATAAATTCCCAACTGGCTGCGTTAAGCGCAGATCCCCATTCTTCGGCATCTTTTCGAACCAAAACCCATTCCCCCGAATCGCCGGAGTTGAGAATGGCTTCGAGTTCGTCTGAAATGTAGTTGCAGGCGTCGTTATAGCCTTCGTCATAACCAGACTTAACACTCTGACTACCTGTCTGAGTTAGCCGATCAATCAACTCCCGCAGCTTGTCTTGAGTGTTCATGGGGTGGCCTTCTGTGGCTTTCGTAATTGGTTTAGAACATCGGCCCAAGTAATTCCGTTAATAAACGGGATAAGCGTTCCTTTGAATTTCATGCAATTTGCTTTGTGCGGTCGGTCATCTACTAGAAAATCGTCTTCATCTCCTAGCAATCCTTTGTCGTGAGTGATGATGATTCGACGCTTCAATTCTGGAAGGTGATTCATTACCCACTGCGCTTTATCTTTGTAGGCAAATGAAATACCAGTTGGCGGTTTTGTAGCTATCCATACTTCGTAACCCATGCCTATCAAGCTACGAACGCCAGCTAATCCATCAGGGTAAGGATTCATCGCAAGATATGCCCCCGGAACCCGTTTTATCTCGTCACCGGTTGCTTCTATTTCATCGCGGTATGCGTCAAAATTAACCAGCACTCCATCCATGTCTACGAATACTCGATTCACAACTTTCTCCCTACCGAATGTGATTGATGGTCTGAGTGGGCGTGGAAGGGTAGGTCAGGAAACGATCCCCACGGAGCACGAAACTCACGGTACATACTGTCCGGCGATATGCCGCTGCGATGACCGTGGCGACCCTTGCGTCCTTCGCTCCAATACTCGCGGTGGTTGGTGGTCGTGTTGTCGTGCCAGCCATCGGGCCAGAACTCTTGTGTCGGGTTCATGCGGCTTTCTTCGCGTAGTTGTGCGCGCCAAACATGCGGTGAGCGTGTTCGCTCTTTTCTGACCAGACGATGCCAACCTCGTTGCCGTTCGCGTACAACCAAGTGATGAAATCCGCCATGCGTTTGACACCGTAGTTGCTGGTGCTTTCGCCGAGCATCACGACACCACCAGTCCAGCCCTCTGCCATCTCAGTCTCTTCGGCAAAGGCCGCGGTAAGAACAGCCTTCCAGTGAGCCGGCGGCATGAGTTTCATCACCCAGGTTCCGGCGACCGTGCAGCGCCATTTTTTTTGGCGTGAGAAATCGGTCAGCATCGGCCACATTTTTGAGTTTTGGCTCAGCGTGCGCTTCGAGTCGGTATCGTCTGAATTCACTTTCTCGCCTCCGCCGCCATCCGAATCAGCTCAAGCCGAATCGTCTTCTTCGCGGCCTTGTTGTACGGAACCTGCCACGGTGATTTCCAGCGACCTTTACGGCCAGCTATGCGCGGAGCAATCTCGCCTTTGACGAACGTTGTGCGGTTACGGCTCATCTCAGGCCTCGGCCAGAGCCAGCGTGCGCTCATCCCAAAAGGCAATAAGCTCTGCTCGCTCGCTTTGATCCAACAACGTGATCAGTGCCGACGCTTCATCGAGTTCGTCACGCGTGGTTGCTTCGGCAAGCTTGTCGTGGATCTGCTGGGCTGTAATGTCGTCTACGGACGGAACGCGCGGCGCGTCGTCGGCGAGTTCATGCTCAATCTGCTGCAGCGTTTCACTTGTGCGCAATCCGCCTTGCGTCACTGTGCGGAGCTGGCCAATGTCCTCGGCTTCCTCGGCAGTGTGGATGCCCATGCTTACCTCGGGCGCGTACAGGCGCGACCAGAAGCCAGCGGCTCGGTACATAAACATCAGCTCGGGCATGGTTTTCCACTTACTGCCGGACTTCTGCAGCCATCCTTCTTCTTTAACCATCGTCCAAGTGATCCAGGGACCGATGCAGCGCTCGCCATCTGACTTGTCATCGGCGTAGGCGCGGACCTTGTAGCCTTCGTGCTTTGGGTCCGTTCCGACAACTTCGAAACGCATCGGCTTGAAGCGGCCGCAGGCATTCACGGTGGCGATCAGGAAGGTGGATGACCACGACGGCTTGCCTTGAATGACGGCAAGATTCTGCATCACCATGAGTTCGTTCGCGCCGATGCGCTGCGCGATTTCCATCGCGATGATCACGTTGGCGATGTTGTCTTGGTAAATCTTCGGAACCAGCGTCGAGCTGGCGTAAGCCTTCGCCTTACGTTGCAACAGAGAAAAAGGACTCTCTGCGGCTAATGCCTGGCTCGGCGTTTCGGTTTGTGTAGCGACTGCGCTCATGCGTAATTCCTCGGGTTAATCGTTCAATGCCCAGCGCGGCAGCGCGAGCGTGTGGATCGACGGCGCGTATGCCGGCCATTTGTCGGTCTTCAGGCAATCGGTAAGGGCATCCATCTCGCGCCGGCGCAGTTCATAGCCGCGCGCCTCCGCGTCAGCGTCGATGCAGTGCACGGCGACGGCGTAGGGCGGGGACTTTTCCACCGCAACGAACAGGAATGCGCGTAGGGCGTTGTCCGTGGCCGTCATGCCTTCGCTGTAGTGCGCGTGCTGGATGTGATATCGGTAATTTGCGACGGACTTCGCAAAGCCTCGCGGGCTCGCATCCTCGGTCGACTTCAGGTCGATGGCGATACGGCGGTCAGCGATCCAGTAATCGAGCCGTGCCTTGCACAACAGGCCGGTTTCCCGGTCATGCCAGATGATGGTCTGCTCAGACTGTCCGCCGCGGAACAACTTGCCGGCGATCGGATGCGCGGCGACGGATGCCTGAATGCCACGCAGAATGATTGCGTCGTCGTGGCTGATCTCAATCTTGCCAGCCATCTCGCGCTCCCACTCGTCCCAGTACGCACATGCTTTCAGCGTTTCAGGGCTGGGATTCTTTGCGTTCCGGTTGCGGTCGGGTACACGGCGAAACGGATGCTCTCGGGCGATGATGTACGTCGAGTCGAACAATTCCGGTTCCAGTACGGCGACATGCAGTGCTCGACCAAAATGCTTGGCGGGTGTCTCGTTGTCGTCAAGGTCGGCCAGCCACGCGCGGTAGTGCGCCGGCGTCACGGAGAGCTGCTTCAGAGCGCCGCAGTTCACCACGCCAAGCTCTTTGCGGTGATACACCTCGGCGGGCACGTTGGGGTAGATGCCCGGCGCGAACTGGGTGATGCTGGTGAGTAACGGCGACTTGATCTGCGCGTTCATGCCGCAGCCTGTTTTTTCACGCGCGCCGGCTTTACATCGTTTGCGACTGCAATCTTTAGGTCGGAAAAGAGTTTCTTCGGAACAATGCCCATATCATCTTGGGCGCCGTACTCGTCAAACCATTCGATAAGAGCGGCAACAGCAGCACCAAGCGTCAAGCTGGCGACACGCGCGGCTTCGGACTTTTTCAGTGCCTCGTTGCGCGCCAAGCGAACTTCTTCAGCCTGCGCCTCCAATCGGGCCTGCTCAACCTTCTGCGCTTCACGTTGTGCGGCTAGACGCTTGTCCTCATCTTCGCGAACCCGATCAGCTTCGGCACGAGCCTCACGATCAGCCTTTTCCTGCACAGCACGGCGTGTCGCTTCCGCGGCAGCATCACGCTGGCGCTGTGCCTCCGCCTCCGCAGCCAAGCGGTCCCGCTCGATCTTGGCCAGCCTGTCGGCCTCGGCCCGCTCTTCATCTGCTTTCTTGCGCGCGGAAGCTAGGCGCTCATCCTGTTCCTTGCGAAGCTGGGCAAGCTCGGCCTGATCGGCAATCAGTTTCGCTTGTGCCGCTTCATGCGCCAGCTGGTCGGTATGCATCTGTTCAAGGCGGGCGATCGCGGTGGACTGAGCCAGACGGGCGGACTCGATAAATTCCGCGAAACGCTCTTCGTCAATCAACAATGCCTGAAGGTCGATAATCTCTCGCGCGATGTATTCCGCTGACTTGCCGACAAGCTTTAGCGGAATGCCGCGAATGTCGTCAACGTGCTCCTGAATGGCTGCGATGCGCGCTGCCTCAGCCTCCTCTTCGGCACGCTTGGCATCGGCCAGCGCCTGGTCATAAGCCACCTGCAGAGCGTTGAGGCGCGTCTCTTCGGGCGAGATGATGGCGATAAGCTCACCCTCTTTGCCGATGACGGCTTTCGAGAATTTGGTCGCGTCGTCCCGCGCATCCTTGCCGGTCTTCTGGATCTCGACACGGGTATTCTTCAGCAGCATGCGCGCGGCGTGGCACTCGTTGTAACCAGCAGCATTCGTGATGCCAGTAATGCGCGCCGACTGCTTCGCCAGCTCAGCCAATTCAGCCTTGCGCGTGGCAAACCCGAGAGCCAGCTCGGCGCGTTCGATGACTTGCAGTTCCGTATTCATATTAATTCCTCTCGCCGCTAACCGGCTTGTGTTGGGTGGGTTAATAGCCGTCGCCGTAGCCGTCGCCGTCGCCGTAGCCGTAGCCGTCGCCGTCGCCGTAGCCGTCGCCGTAGCCGGAGCCGTAGCCGTAGCCGTCGCCGTCGCCGTAGCCGTAGCCGTAGCCGTAGCCGTCGCCGTAGCCGTAGCCGTCGCCGTAGCCGTCGCCGTCGCCGTCGCCGTCGCCGTCGCCGTAGCCGTCGCCGTCGCCGTAGCCGTAGCCGTCGCCGTAGCCGTCGCCGTAGCCGTAGCCGGAGCTATTCGCTGCCGACTGAATCCACGCCTCGCACAAGTAGTCCGATGCTTTACCTACAATGGCACCAACTTTTGAAACAAACTCTTTGACACCGTCGATGCAAGCTCCCGTGTCCAGTACGTCTACAACCGTTACAACGGGTTTGTAGATCATCCAGGTCATGCAGCCTCCCACGCACCCTTAGCCGCGTCGGTTACTTCAAATACAGCAGTAACTTTTCGCACTTCGATATCAGCTCTAGCGCTGATTTTGCTGTTACGTGTCGGACCCGTCTCGGCAAGTTCCATTACACCTTTCGTTGTTCCGAAAGAAATAGCCATGCGTGCTTTCTCAAGGTTAATTACATCACCCTTGGTGTCTTTGGCGTAACCGAAAAACACGCCACGATGCTCAGTGCAAACGATGACGGGACGTGCGGTATTCTTTGAAACTGTCATGGTGTTTTCCCTTTGTTTGTTGGTTGGTAAAAATTAATTAGCGGTAATTCCTCTGATCCGCCGTCTCGTCAAAACCTGCCTCCACGTCATTTTCCGCGGCCTCGCGAATCACAATCGGCTCTCTATCGATCCACGGTTTCAGCGCATGGAACATCTTCGGAAGCATCGCCTCTTGCCAAGGCGTCAGAGGTACGCCAGTAGATAGGCACTCGATGATTGGCCACGCCTGGATCGCGTAAGCGGTGATGTTTGCCATCTCGCGAACTTCGTCACTGAACTCGGCATCATCACGACACGGCAGGTTATCGAACAGAAGTTCACCGACCTTTTCGCGGTCTGACTTGATGGCATCCTCGGCGCGCTCAACGGCAGCGAATTGCGCATCGGTATCGGGTTCGCCGCTGGCTAACTTCCAATCGTCGTAGCTGCGTAGGGCGCTCATAAAAAGAATCCCTCAAAAATCTCAATAGCCGACACAGCCGCGCAGATAACGACGACCGCATAAGCGCCAATCCACAATGCAGCGAACGGACCTAGTTCATCGCGCAATTCGTCGTACTTGTTCACCATCCAGTCGGTACGGCGGCGCTTTGGTAGCGGCTTGGTGGAGTCGATGAAGGTGAAAGGGTGCGATTGACGGGCGTTCATGGCTGACCCTTTAGGATTTGGTCAGATACCCACTGGCGCATACGTATCCAGCGATTTTCTGGTGAGTTATCCAACGTCCATCGCTCGTCGTTTTCAAAGACAATTTCAGCAGCCAAAGCTGGTGCAATGTTGAATGCGTCCGCGACGGCGTAACGGTCTTCTGGATCAAGCTTCGTCATATCCAGTCCGCGAGCTGCGCCAAGAACACCAATGGCGCAATAACTACCATCTGCCGTAACAAGCTCGTCTGCAATAAGTCGCTTGTCTTGCATGGCATCAAGGGCCACAAGCAAGTCAGAGAGAAACTTCTGTCCGCGCTTTCCAAACGTCGCCGACTGCACAGCGCCACGCCATAAGCCAATGTCCTCGCAGTCGTCGCTATAACCAGACCGGCTCATATCTTTTCCTCCACATCCGCCGTCAGCGCCAACAGGTCTGCGGCTAACTGGATGGATTCTTCGCGGGATAGATAGATTCGCGATCCTTCAATAGTGATGATCGCGAACATGGTTACGTACTCGATCCCATAGCCCCGCTTAACCTTAAGTTCGCCACGGTTGAAAACGTCAAACGCTGCGATAGCCATGGCTCAGGCCTCCGTCTCGGTGGTGAGG